TTGTATGTCCGTTTTGCACCGATTCAGACCGATTTGTATGTATTGGAGAGTTATTGAAGCGAAAGGCAGGGGGGGTAGAGGATTGACCTAAAAAAACACCCACATTCTGATCCTTCTTCTTGATGTTGCACGTCCTACACGCAGCTACAAGGTTATCAGCATCATCCGACCCACCACGCTTCAATGGGATGATGTGATCCACTTCGTTAGCCTGACCACCACAATACGCACACGTGTAAGCATCACGAGCAAGGATACGAAGCCTTAGTTTCTTCCAACGATGATCTCGTCTGCTTTCTTTAGCCACTAGTGCCAACCCTCACGCTTAAAGTGTGACCACGCTTTGCACGGTGTGCCATACCTGTGCTGTATGTACTTCACACCCCATTCTATTTGCTCATAGGCGTTAGCACTCTTAAGCCATATAGATCTTCCTTGAGGAATACCATGATGAGATCCATTAACGGCCTTTGGATTCCAATTGCTTTCCTTCTCATAGAGCTTGAGTATGCATTCAAACTGCTTCCAGTCTAAGAGTTGGTTATATGCGTGTAGCTTGTAATTCATTGGGTCTTTAGCTGGTCTGGCAAAAGATATATGCGAACTTAGCATTAATAGATTAAAGACTATTACCGAAAATAGTAATAGCCGTGCCCAATGCGAAGGCGCTTGTGCCCGAGCGTCTATAGTCTCGGGTCTGCGACTTAGCATACCAAGCCTGTCAAGTCCATTTACAAAACCGCAGGTCAGACCGGCGTGTCGCGTTTTAGACCTCATAAGTTACTCATTTCTTTTTTCAGTAACATACCAAGATAATGCGTATAAGCCGGTGGAATGGACTCGACCAACTCACCCCAAATCATCCAATCAATACCCATGGCTTGCCTTGCTTCATGGATTGTGCTGGCAGTTTTGCCGCCTTTTGGTATTTCATCATTTAATGATCCATAAACCCCTATTGGCCTTCCCTGAGCCTTATGATCACATGTAGTGCCTTTAAGTGGCATATTCGACTCAAACAGCCTATGCCTACGCACCTTGAGGCCAAAGGCTGAACCACACACCAACACAGGGTTAATAAGTGGCGCACCGGGCACATTCTCAATAATGTAGGGCTTGCCAGAGGCTATCAGCATGTCTCTTACAGGCTCAATGAGATCTACTTTGCTTGTGCTTTTGCCTTGAGCTATGCGTAAATTGCGTGTGATCGAATGAGTCTGGCAAGGTGGCGAAGCGTGAATCACGTCATAAGCCTGTAATTCTTCGATCGTCACAGTCATGACATCTCGGCGCTGGTAAGTAAATGGGTAACGTTTACCATGCTTCAGATCAATTCCGGTCACATCAAAACCGGCCTGAGCGTAGCCAACCGATGCGCCACCGGCTCCGCAAAATAGATCAAGCAGCTTCATGCAAGTCCTTGGGGTAGCACCGTTCGCATATCTCACGATTAACCACCCAGACACCACACATGATGCACCTAGTCACATTCTTATCGCTGGCCATATCCACTCGCTTTCAGTAGATAAACCAAATCAGCTAGGCGGATAACACCCACCCAATCATCTATCGCCACAGATCCTTGACCGTTGCATCGTAATACTGCGATCCCCAATCCTGTTTCTTTTGATCTGGCTCTAAGCTGTGCCATAGCGGCCAAAGGCTCAAATCCTCGGCGCGCCTTAACCTCGATGTCCAGACCTTCGATACCCAAAACATCACTACCGGGAGCCGACGAAGACGTGACGTGTGCCCCCTCAAAACCATGATGAACCAAATATTGCGCCACAAGTTTCTCAGTCTCACGGCCTCTCACCTTCCTACTCATTTCCAAGCCTTTTCATAGCAGGGCAAACACGCCCAGTTGTAATCAAGCGGATCATGTGCCGCCATCTGCACCTTGTAACCGGCATAACTGACCAGCTGAATGTCGCACCAATCACATCTGACCGGATAGCCGTTTGGTTCGCCTGTTCGATCTTCCATCAGTCCATTGCCTTTCCTTTAAATACCCATTGGCCGTTCACTTGATCTGCCCACCTGCTAGGGCATTGCTCATTTTTCGACCTCGCTCCACACACGAAACCGTGATAAGGCTTGCCGGTCTTTCCTGTGCCTTCTTTAAGGATCATGTCACCATGCTTGCACTTAAAGCCAATAACCTCCGCGTTAAAAGCCTTCATGATGTCGGTATTGTCCTCAAATGCCTTGACCTCTGTCTCATCAGGCCAGACATAAGTCTCAGGCTCATTGGCTACTTCTTTGACAGCCTCAATAGGCTTGAAAGAATGCTCAACGTTGTGACCTGAGTCAGCTTGAGCCACTTGCCTCATTGAATCTTTGGTAGCCGTTTTTTGTGCGCCTTTGATAAGCAAAATAGCCCTACCGATTGCGCTGGTTGCCGTATCCTCGACATACCATCTTTGCATATTCTTGGGATAGTCGCTTGCTTTACCCCTAGCCACATTGACCACCGCGGGATCTTTGTCATTCATGTCTCTAAATAAAGCGCACTCGATGACCACTTCCTGCTCTTTATAATCCTCATGAACGAAAGATAAAATCAGCCGTCCAGTCGGGAAATTATCCTGAAACCAGCGGTTAAGACTGGCCACATCCTCATAATCATTCAAATTGAACGCCATTTAACTTTTCCTTTCCTTGTGCGTAATCTAATTGCTGTCTAAATGTCCAAATGGTGCCATCATGCCAAGTCTGCGCCTCATTAGCGTGTGGCTGGCAGTAATAGCGTGTTCTTCCCTGCGTATCATGCCTTTCGGATATGACTGCCCACACAGCCGGTGTCCGATGCAAAGGATTGGTTTCCCGGTATGCCTCTTTGCAGATGGAACACCATGTGTTGCGGTTTTGTAGCTTCCTAATGGGCATCGAACTCGTCCGGGTCAATCGTGGATAGCATGGCCGCAAGGCTGAGATAGGCAACACCATCTACATAACCGTCGCGTCCATGGTGTCCGGGTGTCTCTGCAAGTCTTGAGATCTTGACGAGTGCCATACATATCGCCGCTTGATCCGGTGTGATTGGATGACCGAGATACGCTGTCCAGAGATCGGCGATTCGTCGGTGGTTGATGTATGGATGACCGTAGATCGCTCCACGATCTCCTCTGATAGCACCAGCCTCATCGAGAACTTCTTGCGGAGTGATTGTTTTGGGCAAGTCTCTTTCCATCTCTAAATCCTTTCCAGTACCAATTCTCGGTGATTGCGGTATAAATAAGCCCTAGCACCGGAATGGCCGCAAGGGCGATGATGTAATAAATAGCCAATGGGTCAAAACTCATGGCGGTCATGCTGAGCAATCCTGACAGATAATGTAATTCTCTACTGAGACATTGCGGACAGTCCACATATCCAAATCAGTCACAAACATTTGACCAAAAGGATTTGCTTTGATTGCTTGTTGTAGAGAATATCCGGCATGCTCAAAACAAGTGACTTCGCCGTTGATACCTACAAATACTGTGTCTATCGTTTTCATGTTTGGCTCGCTTTCCTTAGGGTGTTTCCCTAATGAGCCGTAGGCTACCCGACACCGCCCCATATCACATCGGCGTGTCTATAACAATTCCGTTATCTGTAGCGTTTGCCCTCGAATACGAACGAGCCATCCTGATTCATTGGCACGTTGATAGGGTAAAACTTGGAGCCGTCTAGGTATCCGACGGTGAAACCGGGTTGCCAGTTGGCATACCCACGCGTATAACCCATTCCTGAGCTTGAAAGGTCGACGAGGTTGCCCACTTCTATACCCCATAGAATTCGGCCATAATTGCCCTTATAAGCCTCGGAATGTGAAGAAATGCCCAATCGGTGCGTATGCCCCTGAACGACGCTCTTACCTGCCCTCAAAGCCGAATTTAAGGCACTCTGGCCGGGCTTGTTAGACAATGGAGCCGTATCGCCATGAATAGCCACCCACCCCGGCGCAAACCCAAGCCCTTGAGGGTGATAGGCAATGCCCATCTTGTCGTAGCCCATAAACCGGTGGTAGGCCATCTCTGGCAGTTTTGTGAAGGCTGGGAGCCTAGCCATAAGGCTTTTGAATACGCGAGCGCCATGATTAGAACCAAGGACATCGGTTACGCCAAGCTGTTCAAGAATTTCCTGAGTCCATGCTCGATCCTCGTCAATGTTGCCCATGGCTTCCTCAAGCGGATAAGCACCGCCTCGAAGCTGCGGAAGGTCAATCTCATCACCGATTTGGATAGTCCGGTGAGGCTTCCACTTAGCAAGAAAGCGAGCCATGGAGTTCACCATGCGCTCGCTGTGAAAAGGTACTTGCAGATCTGGTACGAAAGCGATTCGCTTAATCGTCATCCTCTTCCTCGTCGTCCTCGTAAGGCGAGTGGTCAGGGTTATTGACGAACCAGTCCGGCATCGGATGATCTACAATCCAGCCTTGGATAGTCGCCTCATCAAAACCGGCACGCTTCATGGCCTGAGCACATTCATAGATTTTGATTGCCCACTCATCGAGTTTGGTCGGTGGGATCGTTCGCTTAGCGGCGCGTTCCTTGCTTCTTCGTAGCGCGGCCTTTTGTGCTTTGGTTGGCTTTGCCATAGCTGACCCCCTTGGCTAAAAGTGTCTCATAGATGGCTGACTGTCTTTCGACTAAAATCTCTTGTGTCGCCTCTAATTTATCAATGCGTGAGGACAAGGTAGAGCCAATCTCATTGACGAATTGGCGAACCATCCATCTCAGGGCTGTCAGGAAACTGGCCGCAATAGCAACCATCCCGGCAAGTACACCGCCCCATTCCGCAGGACTCATTTGGAAGGCTTGGCATATCCAAACACGCCTGCAACGACAGCGAAGAGAACAGCCCGGTAATCGAGATCAAAGTTAGATGAAGCCCATGCAGCCAAGAAACCGCCAAGAGCCATAAGTGCAGGGTGTTTTAGATAATCAGACAAGGTCGCCTCCTAGTAGTGGTACGTTAAAGAATCGGCCGTCTTTGTCGCCAGCCTTGGTAAAACTTATGTGCATGTGTGCCCGGTGTGGATTAGAGCCACGGTACTTACGCCATCTCCAGTTGAGTATTCGAGAGCAAATTCGTCCATCGAAAATGATGTAGGAGATCCGCTTATCGCCTCGCTTGGCATGTATTCGTAACTGATCTGCCAAGTCATGCATTTGCTCGCCGACTCCCAGCTGAATAGAAACATCCAAGGCACGAACCCAGCCCTCAGCGTCCGGAATGTGGTCAGAGTTAGGATTGTCGCGATAGTGCCGGGCATCGGCAACCCATCCGTCTGGCCTTCGACGGTCAGGAAACGAGTCATCAAGCTGTTCCCTTAATTGGATGCCAGCCTTACATAACCGGGGTGTGGGTTTCGTCATCACACTCCCATCGGCAAGTTTCTTCATTCAAAACTGCGACATCATGGCATTTTGGAGCAATAAAGGCATCACGATCGGCATCATAGGTGAATCCAATGCCAGCGTAATTTTTTCTTATGTTGCCGTTGTATGAAGTCCTTTTAACAGTGTATGGCGTTCCCTGAGCGTAATAGGTTTCAGTATCAAGGCCGTCAATAAGTTTTTTTTCGTCTTTGCCAACAATAACCGCAACAACAATGTTGTTATCGTCTAAGTATGCGTAGTGTGCCATTATGCCCAACTTACCGTGTCCGATATACCTGCGGCAGTAATTTTTGAATACTTAAAGGATCCAACGGTTGTTGTTGTTTGAGTAACTCCACCGCTAAAAGTAGCTGTAAAACTCGATGGGTATTTCAAAATAATAACACCAGATCCACCAGATCGACCTGTTGCATTTGCACTTGATCCACCACCGCCACCACCGGTGTTAGCATCGCCATTTTGGCCAACATCACTTCCAGAAGATCCCGATGCACCATTTCCACCGCCACCAAGGCCACCAGTTCCACCTGTTCCTGATCCAGCAAGGCCGTAAATTCCACCACCACCGCCGCCTGCTAGGTAATAATTGCCGCTTGAAAGTTCACCGGTTTGTGCATCATTTGTGATTGAATTGTAACGACCTACACCGCCATTACCAGCGACAGAACTTGATTGATTGTTTTGTCCGACAGCTCCAGCACCACCGCCGCCTGCTCCAGAATAAGGTGTTCCGTCATATCCATCTTGTCCACCGTCATAACCTTGGCCAGATGTTCCTGTTCCATACTTAGCTACACCGGAAGAATAAGAGGCTCCACCACCAGAACCACCTGAAAGATTTGTATCAGTTCCACCGCCAGATGCTTCTGCACCTGAACCACCACCACCACCACCTAAGGCAGTAAATGTGTTAAAAACGCTATTTGATCCTTTGGTTCGGCCAGCATTTGAGCCACTGTAGGAAGTAGTTGCACCGGATCCACCGGCACCTACTGTAACTTGATAGGCAACTGATTTTGATGCTTCAAAAGCGACCGAATCTAAACTTGTTAGAAAACCGCCTGCACCAGAACCGCCTGCCGCCGCTCCACCTCCGCCGGCCACAACAACATAATTAACCGTAACGGTTTGTGGCACCGTCGGACCAAAAACACCAACAGTTATGTTGCCAATCATTAGGCAACTGCCCCCACTACTGTCCAAGCATTTGCTGCTGTTTTGATTGCTGTTGCCGCTTTGTATTGTCCAACCTTAGGAGATGCGCTTGTTGCGCCAGCGGAAGTAACTGTCGTTGTTCCTGGTGTCGTCGCTGAAACTGTAGTATCGGCTGTGCCGGTGTTAAGGACTGTGATGGCTGTGCCTACCGGGAAATCATAAGTGGCATCAGTTGGAATAGAGACAGTCTTGGCCGATGCGTTGGTTGTGATGACGAGGACTTGATATTGGTCGGTCGAGGCTAAAGTGTAAGTGGTGCCTGACTGAGTGTTGATGGTGAATTGCACCAACTCGTTAAACATTGCCGCCGAAAGGACATCGCCTGTGCTTGCTGGGAATCCTGTTGCCATCTGTGTCTCCTAAAGGGTGCTAACTCCCAGTTTACCATAGGTGGAATTACCTATGATGAAACCGGTGATAAGTGGATCGCTGGTGGTAAAGGTGGTGAGCCAGCTTCGAGGGGTGATTTGATGTTGTACCCCTACCAGCTGCAGATTCTTGGTGAGGGTTGAACCGCCGGGTTGGTCATTGCTGATTTGAACGGTGGAAAGGAAGTCAAGGCCAAGAGCCGCTTCGATGCCAGCCGTGTAGTTCGGTGTGGTCAGATCGAGGATCATGGCATCAATGCGGATGTCTGTGGTCTTTCGATTGTTCACATAGGTTGTGGCTAGGTCTAAGACTTCGGCATCAGACTCTTGAAGCAAATCCTCGCGTGTGATGGTGTGAGGAAAATAGGTGTCAATCGAGTCTTGATCGAAGTAGGTCTGCATAGTGCCACCAACTCGCTTGAAGTTAGCGACATTGAAAATAAGCTTGTCATCGAAGGATAGGCGCAGGTCTTTGTAACCAATGCCGGTAGATTGGTTGAACACAGTCGGTGTCTGGCCAAGGCTTTGGATGGCATCGGTACGCTGGCGAAAGACCACTTTGCCATCGGCAGACATGTAGATAGCACCGTACTCGGTGAACTCGACGGTTTGGATGGCTTCAAGGACTGATCGAAGATTGCCCGGATCTGCTTGCACTGTGATGGTTCCGGTGTCGAGACTACGCTGGCTGGTAGGGAATCCGATGGTGTCTAAGATATCTGCAATGCGCTCGCCCGTGGTTTGTCCGGCTGAGGCACCAGTAACGGTGGCTACGGTGGATTGGTTAAAGAGCGAAAAGGCATCCACGGCCTTGATGTCTATGTAACCAATCTCCTCATTCTTAGGGTAAGAATAGGCATAGGCGATTGTGTAACCGGCAAATAGCGGATAGTCCACCCCTTGGTACTCACCAACTATGACGAGCTTCCTGAGAGGCTGCAATTTGCCAAAGAATGGTGACGATGAGTTTTGAGGGTTCCAGTCGCCATTAGGATCGAGGACTCGGATGGAGCAAGTGCCGGTGTTGAACTTGTCTTGATTAAGGTCACGGCCTCGCTTGATGTTGATGGCTGTAGTTTGGCTGGTTAAATCAACGACATCTTGAACTGCTCCACCACCACCCATGACACCGATTCCAAGTTGGCTAATACCAATCTGAAAGGGTGGGTCAAAGTTCGGGCCGCTTGAGAAGTCAAAGCTGACCGTGAGAGTGATGGGGTAGCTCACAGAGCAACCCTAGCCGTGGTTGAGTACCATCCGGTCGAGAATCCTGATCGGCTTGCTTCGACGATAGTGTCCACAACCTTTTGCTTGGTATCGTCGCTGAGGTCGCCGGTGCCTTGAACTGTGACGTTGATGGTTGGTGCCATAACTCCAGAGCCACGGCCAAAGGCATCGAACAAGTCCTCTTGAGTAATGCTTGGCGGAATGTAGCCCGACTGACCTTGAGGCACAAAGCTCGGTGGAATGATAGGGCTTTGAGTAACTGCGCCACCGGGTGCCGATGGTGCTACTTGAACGCCAAGGCTACCTAGGCTCTTGTTAATCGCCTCAAGGCTATCGAGCCATTCTTGGAAAGGGTTGGCTGGTTTGAACTGTGCTAGGCGTGCCAATTCATCCTGTGAGTCGGATAACTTCTTGGCTAGTTTCTCAGCCTGATCCGCATTTTCTAGTACCAAAGCCTTCTTAAGCTTGAGTCGAAGAATCTCATTCTCGTCTAGTTCGGCATTCTTCAAAGCCGCATCAAGGCTAATCAATTCATCGTCAAATAGTTTGCCGGCTTTGGTGAGTTTGTTTGATTCGGCTTGAGCCTTGTTTTGCTTGAGCTTTTCAGCTGTAATCTTTTTCTCAGTTACAAGGTTGCGAGATCGAAGCATTCCTTGTTCTTTTGAGTTGGCTCTGGCAATGGCATCGGACTTGGCCTGTGCTTTTGCCGTACTTGTTGCACCAATGCGCTGTAACGCATTTAATCCGCGTATACCCCCGGGTACTCCCGGCAATAAAGTGCTAATTACACTTTGAGCAAAACTTGATCCAGTTGAATCACCGAAGGTTGGTATTTTCTTATATAAAGAAACAATCGAAGCAAGGCCAACCGAAACATTGCCTACATAGGTCGCCATATCCTCAAAGCTCTTGGCAAGGGCTGGCACACCTTGATCTTCGTCTAACAATAATTCAACGGACTTAACCAGCTTTTCGCCTAGGATTTCTTGAGCATCGCCAGCGGCGGCCGAAAGGACTGCTAATTGACCGGCATAGGTACCAGCGGCTCGTGCCGCTTGGCCTGAGAATCGGTCAGTAAGTTCCTCGGTGATTTGATTGAATGACTTGGTTGTAAGGTCTGCCTTGCTCAAGCCGATGTTGAGGCGTGTAAGGCTGGTGTTGGTTCCTAGGTAAGCACGGCCTAAGGCTTGAGTGACCGAGCTGAGAGACTTGCCGGTGCCGGCCGCGATGTCTAGGGATAGGGCTAAAAGCTCTTGAGAGATTGCTAGATCTTTGGTGCTGGTAACAAGCTGTTGAAGGGCTGGCCTGAGTTCGCCATCTGCCACACCGGTCGCGTATTGAAGCTCCCTGATGTATTTCTCGACTGGTCGAACATCATAGGCAAGGCCAAGGTTAGATAGGTTGGTGGCAAGGGCTTGTACTGCCTTATCTTCTTCAACAAATGCCTTAATCGAGGCTTTGCTGAATTGAGTAATCTTACGAACGCTGAGGGCAGTCCCTAGGGTTACAGCAAGTCGCTTAAAGCTCTTTTCAAGAATGCCTGTTTGTTTCTCAGCATCCTTAAAACCTTTGCTTTGAAACTGAGAAATAAGGTTTACAAAAATATTACTCATGGCGTTCTCGCTTCGAACATTCTTTTCGCTTTATCTAGAGCAATCATAATGGCATCTACGGCTTTACCTTGGTCTTTTTCTACAGCCGCAAAAATCAATCGACCTCGTTGTTTTGGCCCCTTGCCTACCTGCTTTAAATCGCCATAAGCCTGAGCAATCTCTTGAATGAATTGGCGACCAGCATTTGGATTATTGGACTTGCTTTCAGGATCACCGTAAGGGTGTTTTCTGCCAGCCGTTTCAACGATTGCGCCAATGGCTGACTTATTGAGCAATGTGTAAAGGCTGGACCAGCCGGATCGATTGCGTTTTTGTTTTCCAATAGAATATGTTAGACCTTTTCGGATAACAGAAGAATTATAAACCGGAAACGCTCTCGATCGGTTTGTCCTACTAACTCTTTCAACGCCGGTGTCCATTGCTCCAGAAAAAATAGAATTAGGAACATTTGACTTAGCTTCATTGACTAAGCCTTTGAGGACCGGAGTTACGTCGCTATTTAGGGCCTTATATAAATCAGGGTCATATTTGCGAAGGGCACTACGAAATTCTACGATGCCTTTTACCGCTACTGGCATTTGTCGCCACCCTCGCCTTCTCTTTCAAATAAGCGAGAGTTGCCCGGAAGATTCTCTCATCCATGGCCAGCCACTCGCTCGCCGGGATTCCTGTCTCTATCTGCAGTTGTGCTATCAGATAAGTGATGGAATCCTTATCTATTTTGGGTCTGAGTCCTCGACGACATCAACGCTTTCAAGTGTGGACACGAACTCCACACCAAAAGGCTTGACGACTTTACCTGATCGCCTAAGGGCTTCCCAAGCTAGCCAATAGAGGTCGCTCTGTTGCTCACGCTCACGAAAGGCTTTGTGAAAGCCGATTTTATGATGTTGCTCGAAAGCGAACTCTATGGCTGGCGTTATCTTTTGTTCAATTGTCTCACCATCGGTGAGGGTAATCTTGAGGCTCGCCATTGTAACTCCTTAGAAGGTTCCTGTGTCTGCAACAGTTACCGCGCTATTTACGGTGAATGTTACATCCTGTGTGCTGAGATCACCGGTTGCGCCATTGATTGGCGTGAGGTTATTTACCAAGATGTCAAAGGTATAAAGCTTGTTGCCATCGGCAACTGCTGAACCAGCATCCTGAATCATTGCAACCGCGACAGTTGTACCGTAGCCGGTTAGCAACGAATCAAGAATCTCGGATGTTGCAGGATCGTTGAGGAATGAAAGGGTAAGGGTTGCAGTCTCAAGACCCTTAACATACTGGCGAGCTGTGTCGCCCATTGCAGTAACTTCAAGTTCCTCGAATGCCATATTGAGAGTTGCGGCGGTGACGAGATCGCTGAAATCCACAGTTCCGATCTTGACCCCAACCTTGTTATTCAGCGTGATCGCCATGTGCTTCTTCTTTCTTCTTTGGTTTTGGTGCTGGTTTTGGTTTCTCGATCTGGCCTATTTTGACCAGAAATCTAGTGCGCTTGTCCATGTTTAACTCCAACTCGATAGGATCGAGACTCGTACATCACACGCCAAAAAGTCGCCAGATGCGGCGTTCATGATTGCCGGTGATGAGACTTCACCAATGGTGTATTTTACCGAAGATGCGGCGAGCTTTGAGTAAAGCTCCAAGATGTAATCTTCCATGCCGTTGAGGTTGCCTTGGTTATCGAAGGCTGGCTTGATGAGGGTAATCTTGAAATGCGCCATAGGTGCCACGGTGATGTAGTGGTCATTGCTTGGCGTGATGTAAGGATCATCCGGGCTTATCACACAGCTGTTGGCAATCGGTGTGGCCGGTGGAAAGGAGAACACAGACCACACCGATGCGCTGGTGAGCGCACTCGCCAGCGTTCCTCGTAGGGTAGTGATCGCGCTCATCCTACGAGTCCACCGGGATGTAAGTAATCTGCGATTAGGCCGCGAACGCGAGCCATGAGGGTATTGCCCATGCGATAAGGCGAGGGTTGAAAGTCAGGTGAGATGCCACCGGTTGCGCTCATTTGTCTGGCCTGAAAAATGTCCACGGCAATCATCATGGCCGCTTCTCTTACTTGAGGAAGCGTTGCGTAATCAATACCAGTATCACCATAAACGCGACCAAATGGCGCGATGTTATGAAAAGGCCGTGTAGTTATTTGAGCTTTAACGAATTCGATGTAATGCTCGCCATTATTATAGACATTTGTGATGGTGTGAGAGCCGTTAAAGTGTGCTCGGACATTCTCAACCGTGACGACATCTCCAACAACGAACTGCTGGCGGTTATCGGCAATGTAGATGCGCCCGGTTGTTCCTGATGCGCTGATTGCGTAGATGGTTTGCTCATTGAACCAAAGCTTCTCTTTAAGTAGGTTTTCGGCCGCTTGGCAAACTTCTTCAACGACTGCGTCTGCATAGAGGGTTCCAATGCCAAGGTTGGTGCGTAATTCTGCAACCGTTACATAAGTCGCTGGCATTTCAATCCTCTCTGTTTAGGGTGAGGGGCAGGCGAGCCGTCTGCCCCTCACATTTATTTCAGTCCTATCAGGACTTGTTGAACCAGTTAGCTCCTGCTGCTAGCTTGGTCGCGAGTGCGCCATAGCCGTAAAGAAGGATGTCGACGGTTCCATCGCTGTTGACATTGGTGCGGAGTTGCTGACGGCCACTCTCATACCATGTGTAAGCATCTGGGTTCACGACTACCATTGAGTAGTCATCGGTGTTGTCTCCACCTGCACCAACAATGTAGCGCGAGACTCGAAGGTTCAAGCCTGCAACTGTGCCGGAAACTGCATCTGGGCGAAGTGCGCCAGCTGCGTTTTGTGGGTTGCTTGCGATGTAGATTGGACGACCTTGATCGTTGTAGCCCATGATGTTTGCCCATTGCTCTGGTGTAACAACAATGGAGCGAGCAAAGCCGAGGCTTGCAGAGTAGATTGCTGCTGCTGCGCTTGAGACATAAGCAAGAAGTCCGGTTGAAGAGTTTGCTTGTCCGGTTGCGTTAAGTGCGCCTGCGTTTGCAATTTCACCGGTGACATACTGCTCGGTGTCCTTTGCATAAGCGAATTCGAGCTGGCGAAGTGCCTCATCCAAGAATGCTGGATTTGACTGGTCAATGAGTTCGAGTGTCGAAATCATGCGACCTTTGAAAGACTTCTTGGTAACTACCAAGTAGGAAGCGGTCAACTGTGAATCAGCAATTGCTTGATTTTCGTCAATCTGATCTACCGTGGGCACACCCGAAATCTTTGGAATTTCGAAGGTTTTTCCAAAAGCCGGCATTGTACCGCGGCTGATCGAATCAATAAGTGGTCGATCTGCATTGCTGAGGAAGTTTAGAACCTCGGTTGATTGTGGTGTTGGGATCATGCCAGGAGCAGTCGTTGTCTCGTTGTCTGCTGCCTTGATCCAAACCTTTGCGTCCTCATCATCAAGGACGGAAGCCTTGAGGAAGTTAGCAAGGTAATTGCGCTTTGTTATTTCAATGCGTGGCTTGGTGTATGCCATCGCGGTTACTGTAGGACGAGAGGCTTCTACCGCGGGAGCAACTTCCGCCTCAGGTGCTACGACTTCTGGGGTGTTCTCCACAGGAGCCTCGCTTTCGTTGTTAGGTTGTTCAACTTCAACTTCCTCGGATTCGGAAGCTGCGACCTCTAGTACCTCAGCCGACTTAAAAGCCGGATTAGATACCAGAGAAACTTCTTCAAGCCTTGCGCTCAAGACTTCAAGGACATTGCCGACCTGTCGGCTGTCCAGTACTTCGACACCTACTGAGAGTCCAGAGCGAAGATCTTCGCTTGCCTCAATCAGCGCATCATTACCGCGTGTAGTTGCGGAAACCTTGAAAGTTGCGTAAAGGGCATCTTCTTCGGCCGTGATTGCTTGAGCGCGACCAAGTGGCTTGCGACCATCATGCTCAAGCAAGAATTTGACCTTCTTTGGATCTTCCCATTGAACTGATCCAGCCTTGAACTTGACTTTGCCAATGTTGGTCATGCCTATCTCGTTCTCGAATGGCAAAATTTTGCCAGAGATAAGGCGACGGCCTTCGTCTGCCTGAATGTTGTCAGCGTTAAATGTTAGTCTCATTGACTGTTCCGTTCGGTGAGAGGTCTTCCATTTCCTGAGCTTGCTCAACAGTAATCAAGCCAAGAGAAATCATCTTTTCGATTGCGGTAAGGCGTGTAAGTGTTTCTGCTCGCAAGAATGTTTCGTCTATATTGAAGCGCACATAATTTTGCGAATTAGTCACATCATCCATGCTTAGGCGTGACTCGATTGCGGTAATAAATGGTTGCAAAGACAAGGTTATTAGTTGCTTGCGCTCATCTTGCACATTGGCATAGCTCATGCTGTTATTCTCATCCGCAGACAAGTAATAAGCCGGGATATTGCACAGTCGCGCAATCTGGGTTGTTAAATTCTGAATAAGATCGACATAGCCCATATCTTTGGGGCTAAAGGATGTCGGCATATACTCAAGAGTGCTGGTCAGATAAGCAGTTGCGCCGCGTTGACGAGCTGAACGCCATTGAGCCAATAGTGCTGAAACTTCATTTTCACTTAAATCTGCACCCGTATTTTTTAGCACTCCAGTTGGCATGTTTGTCTGTGCTGCGGTGTAGGCTGCCTTTTGCACATTGTATGCTTGCCAAATCAGTTCAGCACCTGTGTTGAGAATGCCTTCGCTCATACCTTGGAATGTGATTAATGATCCAAGGCCATCCATCGGAACAGTTTTGCCATCAATGTAATACTGAGTTACATAAAAGTTATCTGGATCTGCTTGAACTGTTACGCGCTGTGGTGCTATCCACTCAAATCGAGCAGGTCGCCCATCATCTTCATAAACTTCCAACACTCTCCAATAAGCGACCCCGTTGAACAGTAATGAGTCGATTGTCCACGCTAGAGTAATGGCACGCGGTTGTGAAATACTTGGTTGCTCAAGCCATTTAGGCGAGCCAATTCTTTGATCTGTAGATTTGCGATATAGGTGAAGTGGAATGCTTGCGATTGTTCCGGCAATGAGATTGCGACACCTAACAATCGCCGGAATGCTCATAGCGATTTCACGATCAACTTTTGTAAATACTTGAGGCGTGAAATAACTGAATGAATCAGTCATCAGGGGTGGGGCATATTGAGCCTTAACCTCAGAAGT